AAGGATAATCCAGATTGGACCCGTGATTGGTCTGATCCATCTACTGCTCCCATGGCGACAGAAGTGGGTGATTGGAGGAACAAACTGATTTCCAGAAATCCAGGCTGGAATGATGTCCTTCATAAAGCATCACAAGCTCCTGGTTCTAAAGTAAAGAAACTCTAGTATGGCGAGAAAAAGGAAGTCCTCTGAACCCATCGGTGTTGGTTACACATCCAAACAGATGAAGCGAAAGAAACCTATTAATAATGACTTCTTAGTAGATATCGAACCGCTTACTCCCAATCAAGAGAAACTGTTTGATGCATATGCCGAAGGTAAAAACTTGTTTGCATATGGATGTGCAGGTACGGGTAAAACTTTTATCGCACTCTACAATGCACTCAAAGATGTTCTGAACGAGTACACTCCTTACAAAAAGATTTACATCGTTCGTTCATTGGTTGCAACCCGTGAGATTGGTTTCCTTCCTGGAGATCATGAAGATAAGTCGGCTCTTTACCAGATCCCTTATAAGAACATGGTAAAGTATATGTTTGAAATGCCTAGTGATGCAGACTTTGAGATGCTCTATGGTAATCTCAAGTCTCAGGAAACAATCTCTTTCTGGTCTACATCATTCCTTCGTGGTACTACTTTTGATGATTCAATTCTGTTGATTGATGAAGCCCAAAACTTGAATTTCCACGAACTTGATAGTATAATTACCCGTGTGGGTGAAAACTGCAAGATCATTTTCTGTGGTGATGCATCCCAAACGGACCTTCAAAAGACCTACGAACGTAATGGTATCCTTGACTTTATGAAGATCATCGAACAAATGAATGAAAGTTTTGCGATGGTTGAATTTGGTGTAGATGACATTGTTCGTTCTGGTTTGGTTCGTGAATACATTATGAAGAAAATGGCCCTTAATCTCTAATGCAAAGAACTTATCATAATTATCTGGGTGATGTTGAACTAGAGAAAAAAGAAACCAACGGTTGTCGTCTCTATCTTCTTCCAACTGGTGACTGGGTGCCTTCAATCACTTCAGTCACCTCTTTCTATAATCGTCAAACATTTATTGATTGGAGAAAGAAGATTGGTGAAGAAGAAGCCAATCGTATTACAAAAAAAGCCACGACAAGAGGTACTGATTTTCATGAAGCGGCACAGTCTTATCTTGAAGGTAAGGAACTCCTCTGGGATAACCACCTCCCAGCAACTCAGTTCATGTTCCACTCCGCCAAACCGTTCCTTGATCGCATTGATAACATACATGCTATTGAGCGTACCCTTTATTCTGAGTATTTCGGTATTGCTGGTCGTGTTGATTGTATTGCGGAGTACGATGGCGAGCTTGCTATCATTGACTTTAAAACTTCAGACAAAATTAAACCAGAGAAGTGGTTAGAGAACTACTTCGTTCAGGAAACTGCATACGCATGTATGTACTATGAGATGACTGATATTCCAGTTAAGAAGTTGATTACAATTATGACAACTTCTTCTGGTGAAGTTAAAGTATTTGACAAAAGAAACAAAGACGAGTATATTAAACTTCTAGTTCGTTACATTAAAGAATTTGTTACTCATAAGCTCTCCAATGAATAAAGACCTGGATAAGGCACTCAAAGAAAAGTTCTTGTGTCAAACAAAATTCACTAAGGATATCGAAGAACTGGTTCGGGACAATAATGACCTGAATTATATTGATGCGATTGTTCATTATTGTGAAGATAACAAGATTGAGTTAGAATCAGTTGCGAAGTTGATCAGTAAACCACTTAAAGAAAAGATCAAGGCTGAAGCCATTGAACTCAACTTCCTCAAACGTACATCACGCGCACGATTGCCATTGTGAAAGTGTCACCATTTGATTGCTACAAAACCTATCTTGCGATGAAACAACATTTCACCAAGGATAATTATGATTATGTAAAATACGGTGGAAAATCCCGTGCATCTGTTGCGTCTTTTAACAAGAGACGTGACAGATATTTTTTTGAGAGGATGTCACGGAAGAAAGATGATGACGAAATCCTACAGTATTTCATTGCAAACTTTATTTCTAGTGAAGATCCTGGTAAAGTCTGGATAGGAGAGATTATTCAAAATGGAGAAACCAACTTCAAGGAATGGCAAAAACGAAACCAATCCTTGTCCTACCTATTCGGAAACGAAGTTGAAACAATCTTTACAAGAGATAATTTCGACAGTTACTTCCATACTGAAGGCCAACATCCGAAAATCCTGAAGTCTTATCTGCGAAAAGAGATCTCAATTGAGACTTTAATCATTCTGGATAAGATTTTGGGTTTCGTAAAACACTTTGATAAGAAACTGGATGATCCAATCTGGAGTACGGTTTCCCTCAAAATTAAGAAGTATGGTTCATTTCTAAATATTGACGTGCTTCGTTATAGAAAAATCCTGAAGGAGAAAGTTCTATGAGTTTTCTAAGTAGTCCTCAAGTTCGTGCTGGACTTGTAGAAATCAATGAACTTCAAGAAGAAATCTACAAAGATGCGATGAAGTTTCCTGCCATGTCGCAGGAAGATCAGTATGAACATCTTACTAAGTTAGAAAACTTACTTGAAAAACAACGTATTATGTACACGCGGGTTTCTCTTTCTGATGATCCCGAAGCATTGCAAATCAAAGAGAACATCGTGAACGCAGCTAAAATGCTGGGGTTCTCAGGTTCGGTGGATCCTGGTGACCTGTTTAACAATATGCATATGACCATCAAAAACTTGCGTAAGATGGTCGATAAGGGACTTGACAAGTGAGTCCCTCCCCTGGTACGATGACTCTGCCACCACAAAGGCCAAATCCAACTCAATCCGAGGTAATCCAATGTCTTTTTCTGACCTTAAAAAACAGTCCAAACTGGGTTCACTGACTTCCAAATTGGTCAAGGAAGTTGAGAAGATGAACTCCCCCTCCAGTGGTGATGACCGTCTCTGGAAACCTGAAATGGACAAGTCTGGTAACGGTTATGCCGTTGTCCGTTTCCTCCCTGCACCCGAAGGTGAAGAACTTCCCTGGGTGAAGATGTACACCCATGCCTTCCAAGGTCCTGGTGGTTGGTACATCGAAAACTCCCTGACTACTCTGGGTCAAAAAGATCCTGTGTCTGAACTCAACACCCGTCTGTGGAACTCTGGTAACGATGCAGACAAAGAGACTGCACGGAAACAGAAACGTAAGCTTTCCTACTACTCCAACATTTATGTTGTGAAGGATCCTGCCAATCCCCAGAACGAAGGTAAGGTCTTCCTGTACAAGTTTGGTAAGAAGATCTTTGACAAGGTGATGGCTGCAATGCAACCTGAGTTTGAGGATGAAGATCCTATCAACCCCTTTGACTTCTGGCAGGGTGCAGACTTCAAGATCAAGATCAAGAAGGTTGCAGGTTATTGGAACTATGACAGTTCTGAGTTTGCCCGCCCTTCCGCACTTCTTGATGGTGATGATGATGCACTTGAAGCTCTCTGGAAGAAAGAGTTCTCTCTGCAAGAACTGGTTGCACAAGATCAGTTCAAGGACTACGACACTCTGAAGAAGCGTCTGGACAATGTTCTGGGTAACGCTACTTCCACCCGTCGTCCTGTTGCTGAAGAAGTTGAGGACGAAGATGACTTCCGTGGTCCTGTTCGTGATCTTGACGATGGTCTCCGTAACGAACTGAACAACCTCAACCGTGAACCTGTTGCAGTTGGTGGTGGTTACAGTGATGAAGATGAAGATGATGCTCTGTCTTACTTCCAGAAACTTGCTGAAGAGTGATCGGTAATAAAATCTGGAGTATAGTCCACAACAATAAAATCTGGAGGTTGTGGGCTAAATCGTTAGGTGAAAAACATGGACGAAATGACCGAGAGGCAGATATTATTGCTCTTATACGCACCTGTATATTTGTTAGTTACTTGGTCACTAATGTATTCATTGTTGCTGGAGTAGTGAGACACTGGAACGATGTTCCGGCCACGAAAAACGAACTTCATTTCCAAAAATAGTGGAAAAAAAATCCCTGGCCATTTTGACGGCCAGGGATTTTTCTTTATCCAGTGATTCTAATATTTTCAGTCTTCTTCAGTCTTTCGTTGACATATTGAGAAGAACGATCATATGTACTAATTTGTTTAAATTCCTCAACAAGAGTTCCAACATAATTGGTTGATACTAAGTTAATATTTCTTTTATCATCATTTTTTTGAACTTCCCACTCAAAGTAAGAAATTGAACGAATTGGAGAAACTCTTTGAATTTGAGATCCTTTCAGATATTCGACTGTAAAACTTTCATCAACAATTTTTCCAGCTGGAGTGATCAGTTGGTTATTTAAGTCTCTAAATTCAATAGTTTCATAATGATGAATTTCTGCCAGTTGTTGTTCGTTATATTTTTCATTTAGATAGACATTTAAGTCATATTCTGTCATTGGCCAATCATTTTTGACATCAATGATATTATTTGCAAGTAGAACAACCCAATCAAGATCTGGGGATCCGTAGTATTTTTCAGCTACGTTATCTGGACGATCATCACCTATAATTTTGTACTTTGTAAAAATAACCAAATTAGAGAAATAATCTTCTCTGATCTTTACTCTTCTAAAAAGGTTTTTTACACGAACAGTATCACTACTACTTACTCTATCATTGAGTAAAGATGGATAGTCTAAGTTTGGAAGTTGTCTGAAATAGTTTGACATTAGAAACCTACGTCCTCTACATCAAATGAGTTGTAATCTGTATCGTAAATAGGTGCCAGTTCTGCAAAATTTAATGTCACAATACTAGTCATTGGTTGACTATCACCATCATATGCAGCCCATCTACCAACTCCACCCGTGTAATCGACACTGATATTTGTCAATGCACAGGTTTTCATTTTGGTTACACCTTTGATCTCTAGGTTTGTCCCCGCTTGTATGTATTTGAGAACGAATACATCAGGGGTCCCAAGAAGGAGATTGCTTGCATCAAATCCTGCCCTCAATTGGGCCCCCTTCTTGACAGCAGAGTGTTGTTTGAACGCTCTGATAATTTGTCTTATTTCTCTTGATTCATCTATACTTCTTGGTGTGAGGCGAACTTGGAAAGTGAAAGCCCTCAGTGAAGGACCAGTGAATAACAATTCAAGGTTGGGATTTTCTACAACACCACCAACTCTGGTGATAACTTGAGTGACATCAACAGTCACTCCAAGAGCAGCTGCACCTTTAGCTAAGATATCAAGAATTTTCTTTCTTTGGAAATATGGGTTCTTAAGAATTTTACCAGCTCCTTGGATGGTTCCTCCTAATGCACCTCCCACAGTATTAGCTGCATCTGTAACACGTTCAACAAAGTTCTTTTCATTATCAGGGCCCAGTCCAGAAAAAATGGCATCGGTTAAAGCTGTTCCCATTTGTCCTGCGATGGAACTAAACTCTCCACCACCCCACGAAACTGCATTACTGTCAGCAACAGCGTTTGGAATTGGAAGTGTAATGATACTGATGAGTTTTTGTCTGCTTATATTTTCTGATGTGAAACTTTGTGTTCTTAAGAACCTATCACCATCAGTTGCGGTGTCAATACCTGGTAGTCCTCTAGCTGCTTGATATTGGAAGATTGAAATTTGAAGAGTATCCTGAACACTAGTATCAAGATCTATTGGATATTTTAAAGTACTCTTAACAGCAGGGAGTGTTGCGGCAGTTATTTCAATATTTTGTGCATTTTCTGCATTTTGTTCTTGTGCAGTATCAAATGGATTTATTATTGGTCCTGGTGGGGGTGTGCCTTCTGGTGTTACCGTTTTATCAGGTTCTGGTCTTGGAGTGGAGCTACTTGCAGCTTCTGCACCAACAGCCTGACTGATTGTAGGATCTACGTTGTTTTCAATGTTGTATAATGTGGTCTTAGTTACTCCTTTTACAAAACCTGGACCATACGAATTGATTAGATTCTGATTTGCATTCGTTATGGTTGTGCTAGAACCAGTTGTTGCGGTTGATGGTAGACTACTGATCTGTTCTGTAAAAATCAGAGATCCTGTATTATTCGTATAGGCAGCGTTTGTTGGTGCTGTATAGTAGGAAACTGTGTTATTACTTGTATTTACTGTATAATAATAGGTTTGTCCCCTATATGCTTGGATAAAACTATTCTTAATAACAGCCATTACTTATCCCTCCATACTCTGTAGGATGGATAATCAACTCCATTTGAAGTAACAAATTTTTCGGTTGGTAACAGTGACACTTCAGCCATCTCTGCTTCTGGAACTCTCATTATGTTACCTTGTATCCCACCAAAGTAATACCTATGTAAGGTTTTATTGGGTACAATTACACCATCTCCACTATTTAGAAGAGATAATGCAACACCTTTTCTTAGTTTTGGTTCTAGGTAATGTAAGTTCGCTCCCAGAAAACCATCTGGAAAAGTATTAATTATGTATGTAACTGGAAACTGGTCGTAATACTTCAGTCTATTGGGTTTGGTTGCAATATAGTTGAAGAAGTATAATTCACCTCCTTCTGCTGGACCATATTGGTCCCTATCGTTATCTGGATCATCGTATTCTGGGCCTTGATAGTTCTGTAGAACTTTTGCCAAGGTGCCGCGATACCAATCGCGGCTGCGATTTTTTCCTCCTGCTTCAGATTTAACGATAGATGCGATACTCATTTAATACCCAACTCTTTTTCGGTGAAGATCTTAAATTCCCAAAGACGATCATCACAGAATTCTTTACATGCCTTCCATTTAGCCTGATTAGTACCCCAGGTATAAACTTCGTTGATCCAAGCCTTCGTTTTCTTTGGAGGATTTGGATTTGGTTCTCTACACTGTTTTGATGGTTTGATCTCTACAACCATTCGACGCATTTTGCCAGTCGCATCGATGTATTTGATGTAGAAATCTGGGAAATACCTTCTTTTCTTTCCTGTCACAGGATCTTTGTATGGGACAAAAAATTCTTCACTACCCCATTCAAGAATATTCTCATTATCATCACAATACTTCATAAATTTTCTTTCCCAAAGAGACCTATAAACGATGTTAGTTGGATCACCTTTATATTTCTTTGGATTGGAAGGCTTGTACTTCCCGCTATAACTCATAAATAACTATTAACTGGCTGATATCTATTTAGAGCCCAATGCCTATTCCACAATACTATCAAATAGATGATATCAGGTCTAGATTTCAAACTGTATCGACCAATAATACTTATCAGGCTTTCTTTGAACTGAATAAATCTGTGACTGATGCGGCTGTTTCAAGAGGTCTTGATGCCAGATTCTTAACGGAAGATCTTGGACTGTATGTTTCTGATGCAGTTTTACCTGGATCCAGTTTTGCGGACGTAGAAATATCGGGAGATCGTCAAGGAGTAACGGAGAGATTTCCACATACTAGAATTTTTGATGATGTTACATTTACTTTCTATGTTGATAGAGACTACAATGTAATGAAGTTCTTTGAGACTTGGACTGAGTTTATTAATCCACTCAAAGAAGCTGCTACTGGTGCAAACGCAAACGTTATGCGTATGCGTTATCCCACTTTTTATAAATGTCGCATGTCGATCTATAAGTTCAACAAAGACTCTTTTACTGATCCTCGAGCTGGTGCAATAGCTTACACTTTCATTAACGCTTGGCCATATTCAATTGCATCTACTCCAGTAAGTTATAATGGATCAACTCTATTACAATTAAACGTGACTTTTAGATACGATAGATACGTTACTCACAATATTACTATTGCAGAACAACCAGAAACAATTCTTAAACAACAACAACTCTGGGAAGAAAATCTTCTTGATTCAACTGGTGGTGGAACCTCACTGACAGGTGCAGGAACATCACAGGAACTTTATGAAATCAATAACCAGGGTGGAACATATGGTGGACCTCAACAAGGTGTTCCTGGAATAAATCCAATGGGAGAAGAAGTTGTCACTCCACCGGCTTTCCAAGGAAACTTTGGTTTTGGGCCAGGAGCTGCATAATCATTCTAAATAAATCACTGATCATCTCATTATGCCATTACCCACAATTGTTACACCTTCGTATGAACTGACTTTACCATCAACAGGAAAGACGGTTAAATACAGACCATTTCTAGTCAAAGAAGAAAAAATTCTCATTCTTGCGATTGAGAGTGGGAATACTCAGGACATCACCAGAGCCATTAAAGATGTCCTGAAAAACTGTATTCAAACGAAAGGTATCAAAGTAGATCAACTTCCTACTTTTGATATTGAGTATCTGTTTCTCAACATTCGTGCAAAGTCTGTTGGTGAAAGTGTTGAGTTGATTGTCATCTGTCCTGATGATGGCGTGACTGAAGTTCCTACAACTGTCTATATTGATGAGATCCAAGTCAAGAAGGACAAGTCTCATACTACAGACATCAAGATTGATGACACCTACACTGTGAGAATGAGGTATCCTTCTCTTGAGCAATTCATCAATGAGAATTTTAATTTTGATAGTGATGTAGATAAAACTTTTGAGATCGTTGCATCGTGTATTGATATTGTCTTTAGTGAAGATGAGGCTTGGGAATCAAAAGATTGTACCAAGAAGGAACTGACTGATTTTGTTGAACAGTTTAATTCTGCGCAGTTCAAAAAGATTGAGAAGTTCTTTGATACGATGCCAAAACTTGCACACACCATTACCGTTACAAATCCCAACACTGGTGTTGAAAGTGAAGTTACTCTGGAGGGGCTCTCAAGTTTTTTCGGGTGAGTATGGCTCATATGACAGCGGAGTCATACTACCAACTTAACTTTTCGTTGATGCAGTACCATAAATACTCTTTGACGGAGATTGAAAATATGATGCCGTGGGAACGTGATATCTACGTTTCCTTGTTGAAGAATTACCTTGATGCAGAGAAACTGAAACATCAACAGGAACACGGCTTAGGTTAATGTCACTACAAACACTATTCAAAATAGGTAACATAGCTGGCAAGGGTCTTGTTGGATCTTTCTTTGGTCAAGAAAAAGCTTCTCCAGCTCAGGTAATTCAACTATCTGAAGAGGAAAGAAGGAGTAGAGCCGTTGCTTTCCTTGGTGCCGAAGAATATGGATATCCTTACCAAAATGATGATGCACCAAACATCCTCATTCCAGAACCACTAGTTCAAACTCAAACTTCTTTCGTTCCTTCAGCTACCGTTGTACCTGAAGTTATTGATGCACCCAGAGGTCAGATTGTTCGTGGACTTGGTGGCATTATTTTAGAAATTGAAAGAATTAATAGTAATATTTCAAATATTCAAAGGGCTTTAGCTGATAAAGCATCAATTGAATCAAAATATAGAGAAGAAGTAGTCAAAGGTAAACAAGAAGAGATTGTAGAGAGAGATAAGTTAAGATCACAGAGAAGGGCGGCCAGTAGAAGAGAATCCTTATTTGCTAGAACTGGGAGTGCTGTTATGGGCGCTCTCGATATTCAACCTAAACAACTTGGTGATTCTCTACTTGCAAGTGGTATTTTGGCAACACTTTTTAATGCTATGAATTTTATTGATACTCTTAGGTCTGATATAGATAACTTCATTGATGGACTTAGATTAAAACTTCCAAGTATTTTTGGTGATCCTCCTGGTCCTGGAGGAACAGGAAGTTCTGGAAAACCAATGGATATTAGTAAAATTCCCATTAATGATCCAGAAGCTAAAGCTGCAGTTGCATTGATTCGAAGAGTTGAAGGAACTCTTGGTGAAAAGGGACCAAGTACATTTTTTGGTGGAAGTCAATATGGAGGGGATCTGACCCAAAAGACTTTCGCTGAAGTTGCTGCTCTACAGAAGAAATTTCTTGCTGAAGGGTATGGTAAGTTCTATGATAAACAAGCCAGAAAAACAAGACAATCTGCAGCAGTTGGTATTGGACAGTTCTTGGAACCAGTAAATGATTTAAAAAAATATCTTGGACTTGATCCAGAAAAAACAATGTTTGATGAAAAAACTCAAACTGCTTTGATTATTGCAATTGCTGCCAAGAAGAGAGGTGTTGATCTAACAAAACCATTGACCAGAGAAGATCTTGAAAAATTAAATGAAGAATGGTCAGGTCTTGGTCCATTCTACGGTCAAACTACTAGGACCATTGGACAGTCACTGGATATATATCGGGATTATCTTAAACAAATAAAGGAGATACAAAAAAAACAAAGCCAACCAATGAAAGATGCCAGTAAACCTGGTGCTCCTGGAATTCCTGGTGATCCAAATTCTATTAAGATTGGAGAACCAGTTGGTGTTTCTCCTACGAAACCAAGATCGATGGATATTGCAGTGAACACAGTGAATCCAGTGAAACCAAAATCGATGGAAGTTGCAAAACTTGGACCAACACAAAGAGCTCCAATTGTGATTGATGCAAGAGTTAAGAAACAAGTTGCAGAACCACAAAAACCTGGTGTTTTTGCAACTCAGAGAGATGTTCCCACCCTTGAACCGAGATTAATTAATAGTGGCCATGAAGCAATGTTTGCCTGATAAGTTATGAAATTCAATCCATTAACAGACTTAACAGCATCGCAAAGAGACACTGCTGTAAATCAGTTGGGTGGTGCTACTGGGACGGAAATTAGTAATTTGGCTAGTTCTGTAAGAACTGCAAGTCAAAGAACATCCCAGATTGTAGATTTATTAAGAAGAGATACTAAAAAAACAAACTCAGATCTTAACAAGATTATGGATCTTGATAGGAGACTGAAGACAGTTATTCCAATCATTCCTGAGAAATTTGGTGAAGCAGGTAACATCTTTCCAGATAGACAACTAATTCCTGAAGGTGGATTTCAGTTCCCAAGGATCAAGTTTCCTAAATTTCCCAAAACTCCTCCTGTAAGAGTTCCTCAACCTCGGACGCAACCAAGAACTCAAACCCAGACCCAAAAACAAAAACAAAAAGAAAAAGAAAAAGAAAAACCAAAAACTAGAGAAAAACCTCAGTGGGAATGGCCATGGCCACCTATCTGGTGGCCACGTCGATGGCCTGAGGGTATTCCTGAATTTGCGGTTGCAAAATCTTTCGATAGACAACTTACAACAGTTGCAAAGGATCTAGAAAAGTTCCTGATAGAAAAACCAGGAACTGCGATGGCGATAGACCCGACCGCTGGATTTGGTGGTGCAGGACTTAGAGGATTAGTTGCTATTTCTCCAACTTTACTTAAAGTTTTGGGCCCAGGATCTCAAAGACTTGCACAAAGATTACTTGGAGAAGGTGGAACTACTGCAGCCGCAACCAGATTATCAACATATGGTGACATTCCAATCGGTCCTCAACCAGCTCCTCTAAGACTACCAAAACCTCAACCACTGAGACCTAGCCAGGTTGCGCCTAGAACGAGTCAGGCTCAAATGGATGACCTAGTTAAACAACTAGAAACACCAATGTCTCCTCAAGCTGAGGCGGCAAGAAGACAAGCGTTCAAAGACATGCCTGAAGCTTTGAGGGCCCAACAGGAAACTCTTGGGAGTATGGTGATGCCACAATCCTCTCTTGTTCCATCACCACCTGGGCCAATCGTCCGACCTGCTAAAGAGATTACAAAGAAAGCCGTTGGTCAGTCTGGTACTACTGTTTCGAAGAAAACTGTGGATCCAAATAAACTATTTGGGCCATATAAGTACAGTGCATCTCAGATTGATGATGCTATTGATGTTTTGAAAAGTACTCAGGGTAGGGGTCTTGCACCTCCTGGAACTATTGGAAATTATATGCAACTCAATCATCCTGAAGTTAGAAATGGCTTTTTGGATTATTTGTTGAGTGCCAAAAAAGGTGATGGAACTCCTAACTATGGATTGTATGAAAAAATATTGAGACAAATAGGACTTCTTGGTGACGCTCCAACACAGATTGATGATGAAGCCTTTAGATTTATCCTGAACTATCATAAGAAAGTTGGATTAGATCCAGATTTATTGATCAAAGAGTTACTTAATAAACAACTCTTACCAAAAGAAACATTCTCGAAATATAGTGACAAAATTAGTGATGTAATACGATCATCAAAAATGTCCCCATTGAATATTAAACCGTTAGATGTTGGTCCAACTGGTGTTCCTGGAAACCAACCTATTTTGCCTGGTGGACCACAAAGTTCTGTTAGAGCAACTCCTCTATCAATGGATATCGCTTCCTTGGGTATAGATACTAGTGTAGAAATTCAAGAAATCTATTACATCGTCGGCTAATGTCTTACATCAAAAGTGCAGTAGTAAAAGACTTTACGATTTATAGCCGCGAAGGTGTACCATATTCGGTCGGTGGTGAGATTACAACGTTACTTTCACTTGATTATGGTGAGAGTATTTTTGAACCAGTAATTACTGTTGTTGCAACATTTGCTGCAACGGAAAAAGTTATATCACTTATGAGAGCTAGAGGAACTGAGAGAGCTAGTTTGAGTGTCTCTCATCCAAGTGGAATTTTGAAGTTTGATAATCTTAGAATTGGTGGTATGTCTGAAGTAAACACGACATCGACTGCAACTGTGTTCCGTGTTCTATTCACTCATGCAGATGCGTTCCTTAACGAACAGAATAGACTGACAACAAGATTTGATAATACTACAAAGATTAGTACTCATGTTAATACAATCTTGTTGTCAAATCTAAAGACAACCAATAATATTTTTGTTGAAGACACTGCAAATGCAGATGGATTCTATGGTAATTACTGGACACCATTCAAAGCAATCTATTGGTTATGTAAGAGATCTCTATCTACAGTGGGTAGCACTGATGGAACTGGAACGGATAGAGCTGGGTTCTTATTCTGGATGACTAAGGGTGGATATATGTTTAAGAGTGTTGATGCGTTAGCTCAACGTAGTAAAGAAGAGAGTGTTCTTGAATTTACCCAATCTGAAGTTATAGATGAAACTGCCTCTACATCAAACTTCAACATCTATAATCCACGATTTGAAAGAGATCAGGATATTATCGAACAGATGCAGAAAGGACTCTATAATGACGCAGCTAACTATTATAATGTCTTCTCTCTTGGAGAACCAGTTGGTCAAAATTTAAACTGGAATGAGGTTGCAAAAAGACAAACTCACTTTGGTGATGGTATTGATGAACTTGATTTTGGTATAAATGAAAACGGTGGATTTCAATCCGTTCAGTTTTTTGTAGATGGAACAATGAATGTGGATGGTAAGATCTCATACGACAATGTTGGAAATGGTGAATTCAACCCACACAAGGTTATAACTCAATCCAGAATGAAGTATTTGTCAATGAAGACTATTTCATTAAGAATTACCATTCCATATAATCTGGACGTTAAATTGGAAGCCGGGTCTCCAGTGAAAGTCAATTTGTTGAATAGTAACAATGGTATTGACAATGATCGTTCGGGGATGTATCTTGTTAAAGATCTTCGACATTCATGGGAACCTGATCAAGCTTTCACTCATCTTAGACTAATTCGTGACACATATGGGATGAGTAAGAAACAAGATACAAATCTTCTTTCTAGTTAAATAGTTCAATACGAAACATAAAAATGGAAAACATCGACAAACACATCCAACAAGATGAAGAACTCCTGAGCGATCCTACCATTTCGCCACAGGCTCGTCGTCATACGGAAGAAGAATTAGAAGCACTGAAATCCTATAAAGAAAATCATCCTGGTGAGACACACGATCCCACACCACTTGAGTTATATTGTGACAGTCATCCCGATGCATCTGAGTGCAGAGTTTATGATGACTGAGATAAATAACTGAAAATCTTGGGATTTAATGGATTTACTTGAGCGTTCTGCTGATTTTGGTAAAAAGGTACACTGGTGGATCGGGGTTGTCGCTCCCCGATCTGCTTGGGCTGGTAGCGGACTTCTTACAAATGATAAAGAAGTTGGAATACAATCCAACAACCCAGAGATTGATGTATATTATAATCGCGTAAAAGTAAAGGTAGTAGGATATCACGATAATATTAAAGATCCAAACCAACTTCCTTGGGCCAACATTTTGGTATCTCCAATGATGGCCTCTGGTTATGGATTTAAAGAACACACTCACATGTTAGAAGGTGGTGAGTCTGTTTTTGGTTTCTGGATGGACGGAGAGGATGAACAGAAACCTTGCATTGTTGGTGTCTTCTATAGACACAAGAGAGCGTTCGATGAACAACCACCACTCAAAGGATCTGCACCAAAGGATGTCAATAGTGCAGGTGTTTTAGCTTCAATGGAACAAGTTCCCACAGGGGAACAGGCTGGTACTAATATTGCTACAAAGGAACCAATTCCAGAAACGACCAATAAATCTCCCACGTATGTAAGAGATCCTGTTACTGGTAGACTGACAAGAGATGTAACTGTTAGACCCACAAAAACTAACGAACCTTCTACGGTAAAAGGTCTTGGTGATGCCGCAGCCGCACATCATACTTTCTTGGGCATAAAGACTACCAGACCAACATGTAAAAAAGATGGTGCGATTGCAGAGATCACTGATGCACTTGCAGATCTCACTGAGTATCTTCTCACTGTGCAAGGGTATGCAAATTTTTATGTGAATGGTGTAACAAACGCTCTTACTGATCTTAATGCTGAAATCACCTTGATTGCTAGTAAGATTGCAAAGATCATGACTGGGGTGTTTGATAAGGTTCGTGATTATTTGTTCTCACTAATTGGTGATAGTATTAAGAGTTTTATTGGAACCACACTTGCAGATGAACTTGTTCCTATTTTTGGTGAGGCTAATAAAGAGACCATGGATACAATTTATTGTATCTTTGAAAATCTCATCAAGGCATTGTTGACGACAATTACAGAATTACTATTCGCACTTATCGGTAACATTGTCAATGTACCTATTTGTGCTGCAGAAGAGTTCATGGGCGCACTCATGAACAAACTCCAGAGTGATATGGAGCAAGCAATTGGACCAATTCTTGATACTCTTAATCAAACTCTTGGTGGTGCTCTTGGTGATGTAAATACGATTATTAATGAGGCATTAAATTATATTGGTATCGTCTATAAGTTCATCGGTTGTGATGAGAAAAAGTGTCCACTTCCTTCATCATTTAGTAATGCATATGGTCCAACCCAACAAGAAAGGGATGATGCTAATGCAATCTTCAATAGTATGTCTATTCTAAACATCACTACTTCTGTTGATGAAAACGGTCAAACAACACAGACTGTTGGTGGTTTGTTAGATGAGGCTTCTAGTGGTGTTGATAGTATCTTTGCGTTGACACCAGAAGAACAAGCCACTGCAGATCAGGTCGCAGCACAAGTTGGTGGATGTATTACTGATGTTTTGCAATGTGGTCCACCGACAGTTGAGATCTTTGGTGGTGATGGTGTAGGTGGAGCTGCAGATGCAGTTGTCAACAATCTTGGTGAAATTATTGGTGTCAATGTAACCGATATTGGTTTTGGTTATTCTCCAGAAAAACCACCATATGTAACTATTCAAGATTCGTGTAATAATGGTGCCGGTGCGCAAGCTTCTGCAGTAATTGCGGATGATGGTACTATTGAGAAAATTATAATTGAAAATACTGGATATGGTTATCTCAATGACTTTGGTGATGTAATTACAACTGAGGGTGTCATTCCAGGCACGCCAGCCACTGGGGACCAGATTGATGAACTAGTCGGTCAAATTGATGACGTTCTAGTTCTAAATCCAGGCTTTGGATATAATCCTGGAGATACAATCACTGTCGTTGACAATACTGGTGTTGCTGCTGGTGGTGGTGGTGGCGCAGAACTGAGACCAATTATTATTGGTGGTAGGATTCTGGATGTTGAAGTTATCAATCCTGGCACTGGATTTACTTCAATTCCAGATATTAGAATAAATAGTGAGACTGGTATTGCTGCAGATTTGAGTGCAGTTCTTAAGTTTACTAAGGTAACTGAATTGTCTCAACCTCTGGATCCAACCAAGGTCGTTAAAGTAATCAATTGTGTAAGTAAATAATGCCAAACGCAGAAAAGGGCGATTTTGATATTGACGAAAAGAGAAGATATCGTATGGAGAGTGGCATGAACTCTCCATACGGTGTTGTAAGTCACCGTGTTTTGACCAATCTTGGTTCTGGTCATGGTTGGTATCAAAATGGCACAAGTGAAGATCATCAGATGGTTGCAACTGGTAGATCGGTTGAATCTTTGGGCCAGAATATCAAGAAGGTTAAAACAGATGTTCAAGACCCACTGAACTGTGCGAAGATTATTCAAGCTAAACATGGTGATATTGTCATTGAAGCCCTTGATGGAGATCTTATTTTAAAAGCGGATAATATTATCATTGAGGCCAATGGAACTCGTGATACTAATGATGGCGACATCTTGATGCAATCCAATAAAAACATAACGATCACGGCACCCGATCTTAGACTTGAAGGCACACAACTTAAACTTCTTGCTTCAAAAGACTTTTCTTTGGTTGGTAAAGGTTATGGTGAAATTGTTTCTGGTGTTCTAAACCTCGCTCAGGCGGCTGATTTTGGAACATCATCTTTAACCGATACACTTACCAACATTGCAAAATCTTTCTCTGGAATATAATGTCTAGTTTTTCTTCTCTTAACGGACCAAGGTTTACCGTAGGGTCTCAAGTAGCTGCTGGAATTACGAAGGCACAAATATTACCTTATAGTCTTTCTCTTAATGGTGGACTGAGTATTCTTAACGGTCCAGTGCAGATGGGTGTTGCTCCTTTAGCACCTGTTCCTTTGGGTACTTTGCATATTGGTCCCAACCCACCAACATCGGGTCCTTTATCATTAGCATCTATTCACGTCGTTCATCCTCAAATTGGAATGAATGTGATTGCACCAGTTGCAGCAAATATGTATGGCACTCTTAATACCTACAATTTTCAACAAGCTTTTGGTAGTGATTTCTCTTTTGGATTAAAACAGACCCTTGGAACGTTCAACAAGGTTGGAAAGGGTGTAGAAACTGGAGGCACAACGAAGTCCGAACCAAATATCGAGGAAGCTGCACCAAATAGAACTAGTGCTGGTAATATGACCATTGCTGGTAACTTAACCGTTACTGGTTCAATTCAGGGCACTATCAATTCCCAGGCTTGGAAAGGTTTTGATATTAAACACCCAAAGAAACCAAATAAACGTATTCGTCACATTTGTGTAGAAGGTCCAGAAGCTGCAATCTATATTAGAGGAACTCTTAAGGGATCTAACTTGATTGAACTTCCAGAATACTGGGATGGTTTAGTTGACCCAGAAACAATTTCTGTTCATTTAACACCTATTGGATCTTATCAAGAATTGTACGTTGATAAGATTGAATGGGGAAGAAAAGTGATGGTTAAAAACAATCAAGGATCCTCAATTCATTGTTACTATAAGATTGAGGCAGCTAGAATTGATGGTGAACCTTTGATTGTTGAATATGATGGGGAAACACCATCTGATTACCCTGGAGATCCAACACAATATTCAATCTCTGGCCACGACTATGGGAGGAAAGAATAATGCCAGAAACTAATGATGCAAGAACTGAGTATGTCATAAAAGATATTAACGAACGTATCAAAAGGGAAAATGATATTATTGGATTTAATACTACATCTTCACTTCAAGGAAGAATTGATTATACTAATGAACTTATAACGTCCTTTGATCCTGCAATTAATGGTATTGATGCAAAGATTGTTTCTATTGGACAATCAATCAATCAACTTAAGGATGAAATCATTGTTCTCATTTCAGATGCAGTAGGAACTAGTACAGTAACTTATTGTGGTATTGTTGATACCAGTAGCTGTGGTATTGGTACATCAATCAGTGGAATTGGTTCTACCGTTACCCCTTGGTATGGTGGTATTACAAGTTGTTTAATTGGATATGCAACTGAGTATTATGATACGGTCACTGCAAATATCTGGGGATTTTCCAGTACATCATCAAATCCATTTACTCTTTCAAATTCTATATTGAGTAGTGCAAGTAATACTTTTGGTGTTGGTGTAGGAACTTTCTTGTTTGTTACACAGGACAATAGTTCTTATCCTGCTGGTGTTAGAGTATCTCTTGGTTCTTCTGCAACTTGTGTTACAGTTCAAAATGAGATTGATAGAAAAGATGGTGAGATCTCTACACTTAGAGGAGAAATTGGAAAATATCTTGGTGTTGTAAATTCCATAAGAGAACAAAGATGGAAAGCACAACTTGAACAATGGGGTGTCAAACGAGCCCAACAACAAGCTGAAGAAGAAAAAACTAGATTAGTTGGTGTCCTAACCGCCTTTACGGACAGTTTCTACACAGACCTCTTCTTGAAGTGACACAAGGCCCCTTGCCAGGGACCTCTGGTCCTGGTATTATACATAGGTAATCGAGGGGGACACCCAATGATCGAAGAAGAGTTTGTAACTAAAGTTGTTATCGACCTTTCTCGTCGTGCTTTTTACATCACCAGTAGTCTTGGTGACGAACGTGAAGTTCTTTGCGATACCGTTGAAGAGTTTTACCAAGTTATGAGTATTATTGATGTTAGTCATGAGTTCGGTGTTGATGTCTCTTATGCATCTCCTCTCGTTTCACAAACTGCGGGCGTGGTGTAGTGGTAACATGCGAGCCTTCCAAGCTCCTGTCACGAGTTCGAACCTCGTCGCCCGCTCTCTAATATTTTAATCATGAGACCAGAAACCCGTAAGTCAATGGAGATGTTATTCTCCGCAAAATGGAACGTTCCAAAAGCCGCATCTAATTGCGGTTTATCTTGGAAAGAGATGAAGATCACATTCAATGAGTATTGTGCATTTCATCCTTCTACATACGTCTTAAATAACGAAGATCAACTTAGTTTGTTCTAGGTTTTTTGGGAGATTAGCTCAGTGGTAGAGCAATGTGCTGATAACGCAGAGGTCGCTAGTTCAAATCTAGCATTTCCCATATGGGACGGTGGCGGAAGTGGTAGACGCACCAGACTTAAAATCTGTTGGGAGTATTCCCGTGGGGGTTCAAGTCCCCCTCGTCCCATAGTCTCGGGATGACTTTAAAAGCGCCCTGGTCGGGATCCCCTCCCCTGGGTCTTATGACCCATTTGCCCTTGTAGCTCAGCTGGTAGAGCGCGGCTTTTGTAAAGCCGATGTCGCAAGTTCAAGTCTTGTCGGGGGCTCTTGATAGGCATTGTCTATCATACGGGTCGGGATCATCATATCCGACCCACTTCGGGGTGTAGCGCAGGTGGTAGCGCGCGGCTTTTGGGAAGCTGAGGTCGGAGGTTCGAGCCCTCTCACCCCGATATTATAATCGTCTAAATATAAGGAGAAGAAATCTTGTACGCCGCAGGATAGCGAAATGCCTTTAAGTAGACTAGAGAATTTCCTGAAGAATGTTGAAGGTAACACCCTCTATGTTAATCCAACTGATCTAGATGCAACTGATAGTATTGAAAATCAGGGTAACTCATTAACGAAACCTTTCAAAACTATCCAGAGAGCACTGCTTGAGGCAGCTAGATTTTCATATCAAATCGGAGAGAACAACGATAAGTTTGCCCGTACAACAATTATATTGTACCCTGGTGTTCATGAGATTGATAATAGACCAGGTTTCAACGTAATTGTAAATCCCTCTAATCCTGCCGCGGCTCTGTTTAGAGATAGGAATGGTAACGTACAAACCCTTTCTCAGTTAACAAATACAAGTAACTATAATTTAGATGATTCTGAAAACGATCTTTATAAGTATAACTCCACAGAGGGTGGTGTAATCATTCCTCGTGGTGTTTCTCTTGTTGGTCTCGATCTTCGTAAGACAGAAATTAGACCAAAGTTTGTTCCAAATCCAACTGAGGATGGTGTCAGTAGATCTGCCATTTTCCGTTTGACTGGTGGATGTTATCTTTGGCAGTTCACTATTCTTGATGGTGATCCAAAGGGTTCTGTTTATAAGGACTATACAACAAACAGATACGCTTCCAATTTTTCACACCACAAACTAACTGCATTTGAGTATGCTGATGGTGTAAATGGTGTTGGTATCGGTACTTCATCGACGACTACCGATCTTCAGATGTATTTTCATAAGGTCCAACAGGCCTATGGTGATACTTCTGGTCGTGCTCTTGGAGATTTCCCAGGCACTCAGGATATGCAACCTAAGTTGCCTGAATATGAGATTGTTGGTCCTGTTTTCACTAATAATGTTGGTATCACTAGTATTCGTGCTGGAGCTGGATCTAAAACAAACACATCAACCACAGTTACTGTAGATTGTTCTACTGCTCACGGGCTTGTTGTAGATAGTCAGTTTAGAGTTTCTGGTGTTAATACTTATCCAACAATTTATAATGGTAACTTTGTTGTAACTGGTGTATCCTCAGAACGCATCTTTACATATCAAACTAGCAGTCCTCCTCTTGATGGATTACCAAGTCTTGATGGTGATGAGATAGTAGTTGCAGATACTGACACGGTATCTGGTGCTTCTCCATACATCTTTAACATCTCATTGAGATCAACTTATGGTATGTGTGGTATGCACGCTGATGGATCTAAAGCCACTGGCTTTAAGTCCATGGTTGTTGCACAATATACTGGCGTCTCTCTACAAAAAGACGATAATGCGTTTGTAATTTATAATTCAACCACTGGACAATATGATGATGTTGCAACTGCAGATTCAAGTTTAAAACCACTTTATCTGAATAGTAGTTCTGTTTACAGACCATCATTTGAAAACTTCCATATTAAAGTTTCTAATGATGCCTTTATTCAGACAGTTTCTGTATTTGGTATTGGTTTTGCTCAACATTATGTTGCAGACAATGGTGGTGATATGTCTATCACCAACTCCAACTCTAACTTTGGTGCAAGATCGTTAGTTTCTAGTGGATTTAAGGATTCTGCATTTGGTAGAGACGATAGAGGTTTTATCACCCATATCGTTCCTCCACAGAACTTGGTTAAGACAAATAAAAATGTTGAATGGCTTGCTTTAAACGTTGGACTGACAACTGCACCTGTTGGAGTTGGAACGACTGCTAAATTGTTCTTGGATGGATTTACGGATCCAGATATTCTTCCTCCAAACATCATTGATGGATATAGAATTGGTGGTAAGTATGAAACTGAAAACGAACACCTTTATGTAAGTATTGCTGGTGTTGGAACCTTTAGAACACCAATCAGGATGGAAAATCCTGATGGTACTGAGGGTGATATTGGTGCAAAAATTTATAGAGTTGGTAGAGTTGGTGCAGCTAATAGCATCACTAATAGTACCCTCACATTTACCACTAATCACAAACTTTATGCTGGTGAGAGTATTCGTATCATCTCTGATGATGGTCATCTGCCAGATGGTCTTGATACAAATACTATCTACTATGCGGTCACAAATGATTCTCAAAATGAATCATTGACTGCAGATAAGATTAAAATTGCAAGAAGTGAAAATGAAGCCATTCTTGGTGGTGCCGGAAACTTTATTACACTTGATAATAATCAGGGTGGTGTTCTTCACGTTCAGTCTAGAGTAACTGATAAACTTCCTGGAGATTTTGGTCATCCAATTCAGTTTGACGAACAAAACAATAACTGGTATGTTCGTGGTGGAATTACAACATCTTCTAATGAATTATGGCAAAAGATTGTAGATAATCAAGTCGCTATTGGTCCAAGAACTCAGAAAACTGTTTTTGAAAGAAAAGAAGACACCAGATCTATCTCTGACAAGATCTATAAACTGAGATATGTTCTTCCCAAGGAAGTACAGGATGCAAAACCACCTGTCCCTGGATATGTAATCCAAGAATCAAATACTGTTGGTGTCACTACATCTTCTGATTTTACAAATAATATTCCTAATGTTACGGTTCAAAGAAACCTCCGTATTTTGAAGAGTATTAATCGTAGTACTAATACTGGTATTACTACGGTTGTAACTGAAAAACCACACAGATTTGTTGTTGGTGATAAAGTTCAGTTCTCCAACGTTAAGAGTTCTACAAATACAGTTGGAGTTGCAAATTCTGCATACAACGTCACTAAAGTTATCTCTGGTATCACAAGTTCTAAGGGATTTGAGGTTACCTTCGGAGTAAATGATCCCGATCCTGGAACATTCATTGATAACGTATCTATTCGAGACCAAAATCTTCCTGTTGTTGCAAGAAAGACATTAAAAGATACGTTATCGATTTATCGTGTAGAAACACTAAAAGCACACGAATACAACAAACAGGATGGTGTTTATCATCTGGTTTGTGTTGACGCAAGTATCAGTCCAATAGTAAATGAATTTGTCGATAAGAAGTTTAATCAACAAATTCAAGATTTGTATCCTCAATTTGATGCAAACAACTTTAATATGGATCCAGATGCAGCGTCTAGTTTCGCTGTCAATAATTTGATTGGTAAGATCGTAACTAATGATCTGAAGAAGAGTATCACAAAAGAATCTACAAACAACTTCTTGGTTGGAAATGGCATTGGTTATGGAGTTACTGGGGCTATAAGTTCTGCTTCTGGTGTCTCCACAATATTCACAAATGTTCAACATAACCTTAACTCTATCATCTCTCTTGGAACTCCAACAGCTGGTAGTGGTTATGGTCCTGGTGTTTCTACAACACTTTACAACGTCAGTTTGACTGGTGGTAGTGGTGAAGGTGCAACCGCAAATGTAACTGTAAGTGCCGCACAGACAGTTACTGGGGTCACCATTGTTGATGGTGGTTCTGCATATGTTGTTGGTAACACTCTGACTATCAATGCTGGTAATGCAGATGCTACCGTTGCAGTAAGTCAGATCAATAACAATATTGGTGATGCACTTCAAGTTGTTGGTGTTGGTACTAGTGGAAACAGATACAATTCTGGATATTGTGGAGTTCACACAATTACTGCACTAACATCAAAGTCTGTTACATATAACGTTGGATTTGACCCAGGTATCTATCAACCCTCATCTGTGGGTATTAACACTGGTTTCTTCTTCGTAAATGGTGATGCTCCTAGAATTTCTACAATTCAGTACACTAATAGAGCTTCTGGTATTGTAACTGTAACAACAGCTGTTCCTCACGGATTGAACGTCAACAACACATTCAAGATTGTTGGTGTTGCTCAAACAATTTATAATGGTCAGTTTGTTGTTAAAGAGAGAATTGGTATTAATACCTTCTCCTTCCAGTTCACCGAAGATTTTGCACTTGATAGTTACGTTTCTGGTGGTCAAGTTCTGCCAGTAAATTATAACGCTCAAGGTGGAGTCACACAGTCTGGTAATGAAGCAATTGCACAGAGACACGTACCACTTTATATTGGTATCAGCACCACAATGGGTGCCTCTGGTATCACAACAACTTCTACAACACTTGAAGTTTCTGATAGTTCTGGTTTCTACAAAGGTGATTTTGTTCAAATTGATGGTGAGATTATCAGAATTGCAAGTGACTTCTCTTCTAACCAAGCTACGGTTCTGAGAGGTCAACTTGGATCTAGAAGTGCTCCTCACGATGGATCATCTGTAGTTAAAAAGATCCGTGTCATTCCTTGTGAGACCAGAAGATATTCTATTCTTCGTGCATCTGGTCATACATTTGAGTATCTTGGTTTTGGTCCTGGTAACTACGCAACAGGACTTCCTCAAAAACAAGATAGGGTTTTAACTAGAGAAGAACAGTTCCTCTCACAATCTTTACAAAACAATGGTGGATCTGTTGTCTACACTGGTATGAATGACAATGGTGATTTCTACATTGGTAACAGAAGAGTAAGTTCTCTTGATGGCACTGAGACAACATTCCAAATCCCAGTTCCAACTGTAACTGGTGCTGATGCAACCTCAGACGCAACTAGTGGAAGACTTGACGTTATCTTTGATAGTGTCAACATTCGTGAAGGTTTAATTGTTGATGGATTAAACAACACCACTGTTAAACTGAATGCTCCAACCCAGATATCTGAGAAATTGACATCTACATCCGAAGATGGTGTTGAAGTTGTATATCTTGATATTTCTGCTGGTCTTTCTCAGGCTAGAACAATCACTTTTGCTGGTTCTAAACCAACAACATCTGGCATTGAAGGTGATATTGTATTCTCTTCAGTTCCTACTTCTGGTGGTTACCTTGGTTGGGTATTTACTAGCGCTGGTTGGAAGAGATTTGGTCTTATTTCAACAGAAGGTGATGAAACTCAACTGAGTCTTAACACTGTAGGTATTGGATCAACCAGTGCATCACGTATTGGTGATCAAAATGGTCTTGATGTTCGTGGTCAGATTGTTGCTGATAACTTATCGGTAACTGGTATTTCTTCCTTTACAGGAACTACAACCTTCCAAAGCGTAAACTTCCAAACTATTAATGTTTCTGTTGCTGGAACATCTGCAAGGTGGAATGTTACTGGTGATGCAAGTGTTGGTTCTGCATTGACTGTAACTGGACCCGCAACATTCTCTAACAACCTTACCGTCGTTGGAAATCTGAATGTAACTGGTGATCTATCTTATGACGAACTAACTGGTAGAAACCTTAGAATTACTGGTGTTTCTACTGTTGCTGGATTGACTGCGACTGGTATCAATAATGTTGGAGTTATCACTTCTAGAAATATTCTTCCAGAAGCTGATAGTACTTATACTCTTGGTGTTACTGGAAACAGATGGGCTACTGGTTGGTTTGATACTGTAGAAGTTGAAAACATCACAATCGACAGTACTGGTGTTGACATTGCTGTTGGTGATGCATATAAGATTGGTGGAACAAACGTTCTGAGTGGTAATGAACTTGGATCTGGAATTACAAGTTCCTTCTTGACTGCTGTTGGTAACCTGAGTTCTCTGTCTGTCGCGGGTGATGCTGTTATTGGTGGACATGCACTGAGAGTATTCAACTCTACCGATAGTGTTGCAATTAACAAAGATACTGCTTCATATACTCTGGATGTTGACGGTGATATTAATATCTCCGCAGGTTCATTCTTTAGAGTTGGTGGTTCTGTCCTTACCTCTGGTTACTTAGAACCAATCACTGAAGGTAAAGCCGTTGGTCTTACAACTGCCGCAGGCCTTGGTGTTGCTGTTGGGGATGCAGGATTTATTGGTAATGGATCTGGAAGAGCTTCGTTCCAAGTTGGTGCTGGTTCTTCTGTATTTTTCGTTGGTGCTGGATCTACCGCAATGGTTGGCATTGGTTCTACGATTCCAAGAGCCACTTTTGATCTTGCTGGTAAGATGGCAATTAATGGAGATCCTCAGTGGGTTGATACATATGGTGTGATTAAACAATCTAGGGCCAACATCGGTGAGAATGTTACCATTCCAGCGACACACAATGGGGTTAACTTCAACTCTATGTCCGTTGGTCCAATTACAGTTGACAGTGGATTTACAGTTACAGTTGGAGTTGGAGCAACGTGGACAATCATTTAATTGAAATTAAATCAGATTTTCAAACACAAATTGAAAAGGTAAAAGAAGAAATTCTTCATATTGAAGGTGAACTAATTAGAAAAAAAGAACATTTTCTAAGGCTTCAAGGTGGATTAGAAACTCTGTCCATCTTGGAGAAAAAAATCATAAATAATGAAGATTGATCCGATATATATCGGACGAAAAGGTAAATACCGATTGAGAGAGCCACATGGCATCGAACATCAAATTTAAACGATCTTCTGTACCTGGAAAAGTACCAACAACTGGCCAGTTGCCTTTAGGAGAACTGGCTCTTAACACTAATGATGGTGAACTCTACGCCCGTAGAGAAAGAACTGGTATTGCTACAGATGTTGTTAGAATTGGTGCAGGTGCCACAGTAACAAATATTGTATATGTCACAAAAGACGGAAGTGATACAAACACAGGACAAAAACTTGGAGACGCAAAAGCAACAATTGCAGGAGCAGTCGCAATCTCAACAACAGGAACTGTTATTAAGGTTAGTGCTGGATCTTATGTAGAAAACAATCCAATTAAAATTCCAGCACAAGTTTCTGTAATTGCTGATAGTCTTAGGGAAGTATCTGTATCGCCACAAAATGCCGGCGAAGACTTATTCTACGTCTCCAACGGAAATTATTTTGCAGAGATGTCGTTTACGGGCACTCTTAATTCAGGGAAGGCTATATTTGCGTTTAATCCAGATGAAATAGGATATTTTGATCAGTCACCATACATTCAAAACTGTACCAATTTTATTCCTAATAGCATCGGAATGAGAATTGATGGTCTCGATGCAATCGGACCAACGAAATCAATGGTAGTTGACTCATATACCCAATACAATCAAGGTGGTATTGGTGTTTCTATAACCAACGAAGGTTACGCTCAGTTAGTTTCAATTTTTACTATTTGTAATGATACTGCTATTTTCTGTGGTAGTGGAGCTGCGTGTGATCTAACAAACTCCAACTCATCCTTTGGTAACTATGGATTGGTTGCAGATGGCGTTGGACCACTGAAGTACACTGGTATTATTACTGCATCTGCATCTGCAAATAGTGATACTTTTGTCTTGGACTTAAATGTACCAACACTTAACGTTACTGATGCAATTTATGACAATGTTACTGGTTTAACTACCATTACAGTAGACGCAAACCACAATTTTGCGGTTGGTATGGGAGTTACAATTGCAGGTATTGCATTTACTTGCCCCTCTGGTCCTGGAATTGTTACTTATCCATCAGGTAACTATGGGTATATTTTTGAAGTTCAATCAATTGGAGCTGCAAATAGTTTCTCAGTATACGTTGGACCTTCAACTCTTCCACATACATACAGTTCTGGAGGAACTGTTGCAATTAATGCTGTAAGACCTTTTGATGGTCAGGTTGTTTATCTTGAAAATCTTTATTACACGGTTGGTGGTGTAACCATTGGTTCTGGTGGAACTGGATATACCCAGAATACTAATATTACATTTGGTGCTCCAGGTGAAGCTTGGGGTATTTCCGCCACTGCTGTTGGTGAAGTTACAAATGGTGTTGTGACCAAAGTTGAAATGGTTTCAAATGGTAGAGGATATTCATCTACTCCACCAACTGTAACCTTTGGCACTCCTGATGTTGGAATAAATACTGCGACAGGAACTGCAAATCTTATTCCAACATATTATTCTGTTTTAAGTTCCACTCCAGTATCTTCTGGAATTTGTACTATTGTGTTGAACGATAATGTTCCATATGTAGTTGGTGTTGGAACCAGTGTTCCATTCTTTAAACAGAGTAGAGTATTAGCATCTGGACATTCTCTTGAATATATTGGTGCTGGAGTAACTATTGCAACAGCATTTCCTCAAAGTGGTGGTGTTCCAATTCAAGAAAATGAAACTGATAGTAGAAATGGTGGCCTAGTAGTTTTCACTTCAACTGACCAATCTGGTAATTTTAGAATTGGTGATGGTGTTGTGATTAATCAACAAACAGGAACTATTTCTGGAACGTTTTATTCCAAGAGTTTGTTCTCAACAATGACACCATTCATTCTAGCATTAGGAGGAGACTAAAGAATGGCACTAGCACTTAACGTATTCCAAACAGTTACTGCTGTTGTCAGTACGTCAGCTACAGAAATTTATACTGCACCAGTTGGATATACTGGAGTTGTTCTTCTTGCGCAGGTTGCAAATATCGGTGCAACTGATGAAGATGTTACTTTTGTCCATAGAAGAAGTGGAACTGATACGGAGATTTTAAAACAGTTTCCGATTGGATCTAATGATACTGCAAATCTTCTTGCAGGTAAATTGGTTCTAGAAGCCGGAGATAAATTAGTATTATCTGGTAGTGATGCCAGTAATTTGAAATTTATTGCAAGTATCTTAGAAACCCTCAATTAATAGTTGAACAATGTCAAAGTATCTCAGTAAGCGTCAAAAAGATCTTTCTATTGGCATAGGAACTTATACTGAAAACGATACAGTACTTGATGTTACTGGGAAAGTTGGCATTGGGACAACTAATGCAACTAGGGATCTTGATGTTGCTAGTGAAGTAAGAATTAGAGAAAGAATTTACGACAATAGTGATAGTGCTGGAACTGCCAATTATGTTTTAGCATCTGGTGGTCCAACAGGTAATTGGACGTGGAAACCAGTTACAGATGTTGGTGCGGGTATTCTTGATGCCATTTTTGTAAGACAAGATGGAAGTGATGTAGGTGCTGGAGGAACAAACACCACATTAGATTTCTATGAGAATTTTTCTCTTACACAACCAACATCTGGCATTGCATCTATTAGACTTTCTGAAAGTCTTAATCTTGGTATTGCAACCATTCAAACTCTTGATGTTCAAACCCAGTTTGATGTTTATGATACCTCAGCTACCTTCCACAACAATGTAGTAATCGAAGGTAATTTGACGGTTAATGGCACAGAAACCATCATTAATGTTACAAACTTAAATATCCAAGATAAGGACCTTGTTCTTGGTATTGGTACAACTGGAGACCCAGATCCCACTGATACCACTGCAAACCACGGTGGTATTGCAGTCGCTTCAACAGAGGGAAATCCATTAGTACCACTCCAAGTCGCAGGTATTAATAGCTTGCCCGACACCTACAAACAGTTCATGTGGGTGAAGGGTAATACCATGGGCGCTGGTACAACAGATGCCTGGTTATCAAACTATGCAGTTGGTGTTGGATCTACATTAGTTCCCAATGGAGTTTATTTTGCTGCTGGTGAAATCCAGTTCAACGAAAAAACTATTAATACACCAAATCTTAAGGTAGCTGGTGTTTCTACATTCCAAGGAAATGTAGAACTTGATGCTGCACTGATTGACGTATTTGGAAACACTGGTGCTGGAACTTCAGTTCTAGTTTCTACTGGATCTGGTGTCAGATGGGAATCGATTCCTGATGCATCTTTACAAGGTCCTACAGGTCCAACAGGCCCTCAGGGTGTTCAAGGTCTTACGGGTATACAAGGTCCTACAGGTGTTCAGGGTCCTACAGGCCCTCAAGGTGCTCAAGGTATACAAGGTGTACAAGGTGCTCAGGGTATACAGGGTCCTACAGGTGTTCAAGGTCCTCAAGGCCCTCAGGGTGTTCAAGGTGCTCAGGGTGTACAAGGTCCTACAGGTCCAACAGGGCCTACAGGTCCTCAGGGCGACACAGGTCCAACGGGTCCTCAAGGTGCTCAGGGTGTACAAGGTCCAACAGGCCCTCAGGGTGCTACAGGCCCTCAAGGTGTACAAGGTGCTACAGGTCCTCAAGGTGTTCAAGGTCCTCAGGGTGTACAGGGCCCTCAGGGTGATCAAGGTGTTCAGGGTCTTCAGGGCTCTCAAGGTGTCCAAGGTCTTACGGGCCCTCAGGGTAACACGGGTCCAACGGGTCCAACTGGTCCTCAGGGTCCAACGGGTGCTCAAGGTGTACAGGGTCCTCAAGGTCCTCAAGGTGTCCAAGGTCCTCAAGGTACTCAAGGTGTTCAGGGACCTCAAGGTGCTCAAGGCCCTGATGGTAACTTTGGTGGAGCCACCTTTGATTATACATTCTCTACGGATACTGGTGATACTGACCCAGGAACAGGTGGTGTAAAGTTTAATAATCTCACTTTATCATCTGCAACGCAGATGTTTATTGACGATACCGATGATAATGGAACCGATATTCAAGATTTCTTAAGAGTAATTGATGATTCTACATCAACGATTAAGGGTCACGTAAGAGTCTCAAATAGACTTAATGCTGATGATTTTGCAATTTTTAGTATTGATGGATCTAGTACAGAAGCTACAGGATACTTCAAAATTCCTGTTACTAAGTTATCTGGCGTAAATTCATTCTCAAGTAGTGAAGATGTAATTGTTACCTTTGCTAGAACTGGCGATAAAGGTGATCAGGGTGTTCAAGGCCCTACAGGTATTCAAGGTCCTACGGGTATTCAAGGTCCTACAGGTCCTCAGGGTGTTCAAGGTCTTACGGGTATACAAGGTCCTACGGGTGTCCAAGGTCCTCAGGGCCCTCAGGGTGATCAAGGTATACAAGGTGTACAAGGTCCTACAGGTGTTCAAGGTCCTACAGGTCCTCAGGGTGATCAGGGTGTTCAAGGCCCTACTGGTCCTCAGGGTGTTCAAGGTCCTACAGGTCCTCAAGGTGCTCAGGGTGTTCAAGGCCCTACTGGTCCTCAGGGTCCTCAAGGTACTGATGGTGTACAAGGTCCAACAGGTCCTACTGGTCCTCAAGGCCCAACAGGCCCTACTGGTCCTCAAGGCCCAACAGGTGTTCAGGGTCCTACAGGATCCCAAGGTGTTCAGGGTCCAACAGGCCCTCAGGGTGCTCAGGGTGTTCAAGGTCCTACAGGTGTTCAGGGTCCTACAGGCCCTCAAGGTGCTCAAGGCCCTCAAGGTGTTCAAGGTCCAACAGGTCCTCAAGGTGTTCAAGGTCCAACAGGTCCTCAAGGTGCTCAAGGTGTACAGGGTCCTCAAGGTGTTCAAGGTGTACAGGGTCCTCAAGGTCCTCAAGGTGTCCAAGGTCCTCAAGGTACTCAAGGTGTTCAGGGACCTCAAGGTGCTCAAGGAAATCAAGGTGTTCAAGGCCCTCAAGGTCCTCAAGGTGTTCAAGGCCCTCAAGGTGCTCAAGGAAATCAAGGTGTTCAAGGTCCACAGGGTCCTCAAGGTGTTCAAGGTCCACAGGGTCCTCAAGGTGTACAGGGTCCTCAAGGTTCTACAAGTTATGATGCAGGAACTCTTGATGGTCTTGATAGTTCTCAGTTCTTAAGGTCTGATGCTGCTGGTACGTCCAGTGCGATGCTGACTTGTTACACCAGTTTGACCAATAACGATGATTACTTTAATTCTCCTATTTCTATTCGTGAAAGAGGTGCGGCGAGTGCTGGTGATGGGGAGGATAGAGACTCTCCAAACCTGAACTTCCACTGGGCTGGAAGAGTTTCCAAGTCCTTCTGGATGGGTGCCAATGGTTATATGAACTGGGGCGAATATAATTCTAGTGGTGTACCTCAAGTCGATGGAACGTTCAGGGCAGGAAATCTATTAATTTCTTCTTCAAGTTATCAAGTCTGGCACACTGGTAATGATGGTGCTGGATCTGGTTTAGATGCTGATACTCTTGATGGTTATACTTGGGATTCTTCTGGTAAGAATGTTCGCGCTACTAACTTCTACGCGGATGATTGGTTCCGTAACTATAACTCTGGCGAAGGTTTTTATAATGAAGCAACCACTCAACACTTCTATTCAGATGACGATGATGGGTGGAATATTGCTGGAGGAACATCAGTAAACTGGCTCAGATTCCGTGATGAATATGCAGGAACAATTCGTGGTTACGTTTGTGCAACCAACTCCAGTCAAATTGGTTTCCTGAATAGTTCTGGTTCTTGGTCACTACAAATGGATGACAGTGGAAACTGTACTATAACTAGTCAGGTTAATGCTGATAGAGCAAACTTTACCAGTCCCAATTCTGATAATGCAAATAGCATCCTTTATTGTGCTGACAACACTAGGGACAGTTTTCAAATTCGTGAAGCTGCGTCAGCTATCAATTACAACGCTGCTAATGCCACTGGTTATATAAGAAGAGCGGCAGTTACCCTAAGATCTCTTAATGCTGCTGGCACTCTTAATGCTTCTGGTGCTGACTATGCAGAATATATGTTCAAAGATGGTGATTTTGCAATTGCCAAAGGTGATATTTGTGGAATTACTACAACAGGACTTCTTACTAATGTTTACAACAATTCAATCAGTTTTGTAGTTAAATCAACGGATCCTTCTTTTGTTGGTGGAGATGCATGGCACGAAGAAGTTAGTATTCCTTGCCCAGAAAGAAGGGATTTTGACAATGAGGAAGATTATTTAGCTCAAAAGGCATTATATGATGTTGAATATGAAGAAGTTCGTCAAAGAATTGATAGAATCGCATTCTCTGGTCAAGTTCCAGTCAATGTTTATGGAGCAACTCCAGGTCAATTAATTATACCAAGTGTAACAGAAACTGGAGAAATAACTGGAGTAGCTAAAAATAAAAATGATGTTACACTTCAAGAATATATGTCTTGTTTGGGAACAGTGATTAAAATTCTTGATGATGGCAGAGCACAAATCATAGTT